GAACGTACCACGTTCACTATTCGTCGGATTCGATACTTTATTTGAAGACCTGGAAAGGATTCATCAAAGTGCGAGGTCCGGAACTGATAACTATCCACCACATAACGTTGTGAAAATCGATGAGGAGAAATTCTTAATCGAACTTGCAATTGCTGGATTTAAAGAAGAGGATATATCCTTGGAACTTAAAGATGGCATATTGAAAATCAAGGGAGAGGTGGCATCGGTATCGCGTGAATACGCGTATAAAGGTATATCGTCCCGCAAATTCGAGAAATCATTTCGACTCTCAGAATTTGTTGTAATAGACGGTGCTGATTTGAAAGATGGAATACTTGTAGTGTATGCTAGAGTAGAACTTCCGGAAGAGAAGCGTCCTAGAAAGATCGAATTAGGGTCTGCTGGGGCATCAAAGAAGAAAGAATATCTCATTGAATAGAGATAAACTGGCGAGCAGCGAAACTCAGTAGATATAAATTAATATTTACTGGAGAACAACATGAAACATATAGCTCATTTTATTGACAAATATGAAGACGTTGCCGAGGCCTTAAAAACTACTATCTTTGCTTTATTAATTACAGGTTTAATTTTAGGATTAGCACCAATGTTAATGGTAATGCAATATAACAGTATTTAAGACCAAATTGACTAAATCATGCGGGGAGTAAGAAATTGCTCCCCAATCTTTAATTGAAAATAAATGCAAATAAACCTTTACATTTAACCTAAACTATGGTATAATATACATATGATGAAATTCTATACTAATGTGTCTCGATATGGTAATATGATTCTCTTACGAGGATATGACCATGGAAGACGAATTGAAAAGAAAGTCAAATACGAACCAATCCTTTTTACATCTACTAATCTTCCTACCAAGTGGAAATCGCTTGATGGAAATCCTGTTGGTGTAGCAAATGCTGGTAAAAGATTCGAGTCTATGAGGACTGCAAACGAATATGTACAAGCAAACAAAGGTGTGTCTGGTAAGAAAATATACGGAAATACAAAGTACGTTCCAGCGTTCATTAATGATTACTATCCTGGTAATATCGAATTCGATAGAAACAAAATCAACGTATCAACAATCGATATTGAAGTTGCTTCTGACGATGGATTCCCTGAGCCTGAAAAGGCTGACCATAAGATTACTGCTATTTGTATGAAAAACAATATTGGTAATACTTACTATGTCTGGGGCTTAGGTGATTATGATACTGACAAATCTTATATGAAAGACAATATGGTTGTATATCGTAAGTTTGACCGTGAAGATGATTTGCTTATTAACTTTATTAATCACTGGTCATCTCAACAATATTGTCCTGATGTCGTCACTGGTTGGAATTCAAGGTTCTTTGATATTCCATATCTCGTAAATAGAATCAATCGTATGCTTGGTGAAGCTTATGTCAAAAGACTAAGTCCATGGGGAATGATTGATAGACAAGACGTAACCAAGATGGGAAGGACTCAAACTGCTTATGAACTTAAAGGTATATCTCAACTTGATTACCTTGACCTATTCAAGAAGTTTGGCTATTCGTATGGACCACAAGAATCATATAAACTCGACAACATTGCGCATGTCGTGCTAGGAGAAAAGAAACTATCATACGATGAGTATTCTAATCTCCATACTCTTTACAAACACAATCATCAAAAGTTTATCGATTATAATATCAAAGACGTTGAGCTTGTCGATAAAATCGAAGATAAACTTGGATTGATTACTCTTTGCATGACGATGGCTTATAAAGCTGGAGTTAACTATAACGATACATTTGGTACTACAATGATATGGGATACGATTATATATCGAAAACTATATGCAAGTAATGTGGCTATACCATTTGTTGAAGACAAACATAAATCTGATTATCCAGGTGGCTATGTCAAAGACCCACAAGTAGGAATACATGATAACGTTGTTTCGTTTGACTTAAACTCGCTATATCCATCAATTATTATGCAATACAATATGTCGCCAGAAACAATTGCAAATGGAGAGATTACTCAGTTTAATATTGATAATGCAATCTCTGAACATAAAATAGCTTCTAATTGTGGCAAAGCTCTTGCAGCAAATGGCCAATACTTTAACGTAGACAAGCCAGGTATAATCCCATTCATTATCGATGAATTCTATAAAGAGCGTGTTGAGATTAAACAAGAAATGATTAACGCTCAGAAAGAAAAAGAAAAGGTAGATAAAAATGACAAACAAAAATTATATCAAATTGAAAGAGATATTGCAATCGCTGAAAACAAGCAAATGTCTATTAAGATTCTTCTTAATAGTCTTTATGGTGCTCTTGGCAATAGGTATTTTCGATTCTTCGACCAGAGAATTGCAGAAGCAATTACCCTTACCGGACAACTTACAATTCGATGGGCCGAATACGCCATCAATACCTATCTTAACAGAGTGCTTAAAACCGAAAGGTATAAAGACTTTGTCATTGCAATCGACACCGACTCGTTGTATGTATGCTTAGATGATATTGTAACAAAATTCAATCCTGAAAACAAAATTGACTTCCTAGACAAAATTGCTAGTGAAGCATTAGAACCTGAGCTTGCAAAGTCATACGACCAGCTATATAAATATCTTGGCGGTGTAGAAAATCGTATGGTCATGAGTCGTGAAGTAATCGCAGACCGTGCGCTTTGGACTGCAAAGAAACGATATATCATGAATGTCCATGATAATGAAGGTGTAAGATATAAAGAACCAAAGCTTAAAATCATGGGTATTGAAGCCATTAAGTCTTCTACACCTGAACCATGTCGTGATGCGCTCAAACAGATATTCAAAGTCATTATGAAAGAAGACGAAAGTACAGTACAAGAAGCTATTGAACAGTTCAAAAACTATTTCAAAACTCTTGACCCTGACCAAATCGCGTTTCCTCGTGGCGTAACGCAAGTCAAGAAATGGCAAGACAGAAATACACTGTATAAAAAAGGTACACCAATACATGTTCGTGGCTCGATTCTCTATAACAAATTGATTGAAGACATGCAACTTAAAAAGAAATACGAGCTCATTAACAACGGCGAAAAGATTAAGTTCTTATATCTTCGTCAACCAAATTCAATTCATGAAAATGTTATTGCTTTTCCATCCTACCTTCCAGAGGAGTTTGGCTTAAGAAAATACATAGACCATGAGACCCAATTTCAAAAAACATTCCTTGACCCTATTGAACCAGTCTTGGAAGCAGTAGGCTGGTCTTCGAAAGAAGTAGCAAACCTTGAGGATTTTTTTGGATAAAAACGTTTACATTTGCGTAAAAATGTGGTATAATAGACTAATATGGAGAAAAATATGAAATTAGTAAGATTATCCTCAGGAGAGGAAGTTATCGGTAAAGTAGTAGAGAATGAAGATTCAATTACAATCACAGATGGATATTCACTTATTCCAGCTGGAGAAGGTAAGATTGGATTTATGCCGTTCATGGCTTATACAAAAGCTAAAGATGGTATTACTATTGATAACAAATTTGTGCTATTCATCGTTGACCCAGTTGACCAAATCGTCGACCAGGTAAGAGAAATGGATAGTGGAATACAAGTAGCATCAAATAAAATAGTAGGTATTTAATGAAAGACTGGGTAAAAGATATCCGTGATATGCAATTCAAATATGGTGTGCATAAGTGGATTCATGATAACAAAGATAACAATGATAATCTAAAAAGATATTTAGAGTTTAGAATTGATTTCTTAAAAGAAGAACTTGATGAAACTGAATCAGCGCTTATAAGTATGGATTCAGAAGAAATCGTAGATGGTCTTATTGATTTATGTGTAGTAGCAATAGGAACACTTGACGCATTTGGTGTTGACCCATATAAAGCTTGGGATGAAGTACTAAAAGCAAACTTAAATAAAACAGTAGGAGTAAAACCTGAAAGACCTAATCCATTAGGATTACCGGACCTAATCAAACCAGAAGGTTGGGAAGGACCAAGTCACGAAGGAAATCATGGTAAGCTTAACGATATTCGATAGTATATACGATAACAAAACAGATAAGCGTATGGATTATAATAGTTTCGACGAGTTCGAGGCTATTCTCTATAAGCTTTCTGAGTCGACTAAATATCCTACAAAGAAAGATGCTCCACTTTTAAGTCCAGCAATATATCAAACAGGTACTACTCGTGCAAATGATAATGTTGTAGGTTGGGCTGGCTTTGGTATTCTTGATATCGATGATTATGACGGTGATATGAAAGATATTGAATCAAAGTATGATAAGTATCGTTATGTATGTTATTCAACAGCATCGTCTACAGTTGAATCGCCAAAGTTTAGACTCGTCTTTCCATTAACTGATGTTGTTAACAAAGAAGACATTAAGCATTTTTGGTATGCTTTAAATAAAGAGATTGGCGATATTGCTGATGCTCAAACCAAAGACTTAAGCAGAATGTATTACGTTCCTGCTAAATATAAGAACAGTTTCAATTTCATATTCTCTCATGATGGAGATACTATGGACCCACTTAAACTTATGGAACAATATCCATACGTTAAACCTAATCAAACAATGTTCGATAGATTTCCTGAAGCAATACAAAAAGCTTTACTTGAAAGAAAAAGAAACGAATTAAACAATACAAATTATACATGGACATCAGATCGTGATTGTCCTTTCGTTA